CAGTCCATGATCTCAGCCAGGGCCTGGCGGGTGCCCGGGCGGGCTTTCATGCGCAGGTCTTCTTCCTGCAGGCGCTCGGCCTTGGCCCTGCGCTTCTCGTCACGCTGCTGCTGCGTCAGAGCCATCATCTCCTCCATTGCGCACGAAGGTGGCGCCCGGCCCGATGTCGAGCAGGTCGCACACGCGGTTGATGATCTTGAGCGCGGCGTCGATCACCTTGGCGTCGTCTCGCTCGCGGGCCAGTCGCTTCATGTTCGGCTGGTGCTCCAGGCAGACCTTGTCGACCAGGCGCCGGGCCAGCCTGCGCAGGTGATCGGCGCTGTCGTGCTCTCGCAGGCTAAGCGCGAAGGCCAGGGCCACATCATCAGGCCGGTACTGCCCGCCGCTGCGGGTGTTGTACAGCTTCTTGACCGGCCGATTCATCCAGGCCGGCAGGGTTACGACTCCAGAGGGTGCTTTCTGCATTTTGGATCTCCGGCAGGCCGCTGGGCGGCAGGTGGAACTGTTCTTGCCGCCTGCGCTGGCGGACCAGGTTGTTGAGTCTTTTCATTTCCTGATGCGTACCCGCGGGAAGTCGATACTGTTGCGCTCGATGATCTTCACCAGCGTTCCGTAATTCAGGCCGAGCTGTTCGGCCACCTGGGCGCGGTGCAGGCCGGTATCGCGCAGAGCGCATATTTTCTGGACCACCTTCAGCTCCTCGATCCGCTTCAGGTTCCGCTGGATCTGGCGCTGGGCATCCCGCTTGCTGTTGGCCGACTTCTTCCTTTCAGCGCGACGAAACACGAAGTTGCCTTCCCGCGAGGCCCGGAATAGGGCCTGCTTGGAAATGCCAGTGGCCTCATGGACCTGTTGGCAGGTCATGGTCTTGGCCATCTCGGCGACCTGGTCGGCGCGGGCTTTCATTTTTTCCTTGTGGGGCGATTGCGCGGCTTTCTTGGCAGCTACCTTTGCGGTCGGCACTGGCTGCGTTTCAGGGCCTTTGCGCGGAGGCAGCGGCCGGTAGGTAAACCCCTCCAGCACGACCAGCTGGCCGCCAGATGCGAAGAAGGCCGCTTTGGCGGCCTCCAGGTCGAATGATTGGTTCATGGTCACCTCATGCTGCGATTCCGAGCACGCGATTCATGCGCTCGTCGAGGATTTCGTAGAAGGTCTTCACGCGCTCGGACAGCTTGCGGATCATCGCCTCGTCACGGTAGGCGCGCTTCACGAACAGCGGCATGCCCGGCCAGTAGCAGATGAAGTCGATCCACTCGCGCTCCGATACCCACAGGCCGCCCTGGCACTGGGCAACGTGCTCTTTCGGGATCTCGCCGCCCAGGATCACGTCGACCTGCAGCTTTGGCAGCTTGGTCTTGATCTCGGTGAGCCCCTTGTCGCCGACTAGGGCGTCTGGCGAGTAGCCAATACCGTGATTGAGGATGATCCCCACCTGGTGGGTCTGGACGTCCTCGCGGTCGCAGTACAGGACCCGGGCGGTGCCTTCCAGTTCGTGACCGCGCTCGGTGTGACGGTTACCGGTGAACGGGTCAGCTGCCTCGCCGGTAATGCGCTCACCGATCAGCGTGTTCATGTAAGTGAATGCGCCGGCGCCGAAGCCGGCTTCACCCTTGCCATTTACGAGCAGGCAGTCCAACTCGCTGCAGGTGATGATGCCCAGGCGCAGGTCCAACCAGGCCTGGGTTCCTTGCTCAACATCACTGACTATCTGCATTTGCGGCCTCCGCAGCCCTGATGGCTTTGTTCAGTTGTGCGACCAGGATGTCGTGACGGCCTTTGGGCACGCACTCGGCTGAACCGTATTCGCCGATGAACCAGTCGCGGGTCTTCTGGGTGCAGCGGTCAAGCAGGGCGGTGATGCCGGCGGCCTGCACGCTGGTGACGTTCGCCGTTGGAACGGCTGCATGGCCGTCGTCATCCTCGCCGCGGGTGGTGAGGTTGAGCAGGGCGCTCATGACGTAGCGCTTGCCGTAGCTGGTCGAGGACCCGACCGCCTGGACAGCGTTCTTGCTGCCGCTCGTGTCGAGCGGCAGGAGCATGGTGGTGCTCTCGCGGTGCCCGGCGCGGTGCATCAGGATACCGGTGACGCTCAGGCCGGCCGGCACGTTCTCGACCTTGAAGGTGATGGCGAAGCCGTGGGTCTGCATGATCGGCTTGATAACGTCGTTGATGTCTTCGAAGGTGGCGTAGTCGCTGCGCTTCTGGCCATTCACGACGATCGCGCCACGCTCGGCGATGCTGGGGATGTCGCTCTGCATGGCTGCCATTGCCGCGTTAAATTCGGCCTCGGCATCACGGGCCTGCATGCGCTCGTGCATCGCCATCAGGCGCTCAAGCTTGTCGATGTCGCAGGTAGGGTCGGTGGCGGCCCGGCTGATAACGGCCAGGATGCTGCTGTCGGCCTGGGCGGTCGCGGCCACCTGGCGGCGCTGCTCAGGCACAATGATCGTGCTGCTCATGGTTTGTGCCTCAGTAGGAGATTGCGATATTCGGAATCCTGCGCTGGGCGATCAGGGTGATTGCCTGCTTGGCGCATTCCTCGGTCATGCCGCCGGCGACGAAGGCCTCCAGGGCGGCGCGATTGATGCTGGCGCGGTGCGCCTTGTCGGCCTCGCGGGCTTCTTGCTGCCTCAGGATCTCGGCGGCAGCGGCATCGGCGCGGCGGCGCTCGTCCTCGCGGGCTAGTTCAATGTCGCGCTCAGCCTGCAGTGCTGCTGCCTGGCGCTCTTGCTCCATCCGCTGCTCGGCGGCCACGCGGTCGGCTTCGGCCTGAATCCGGGCCCGCTCGGCTTGCTCGGCCTGCAACTTGAGCTGCAGGCGTTGGTTCTCGGCTTCGCGCTCTTGTGCGGCGGCCTGGTCGATCAGCTCCTGCTTGCGGCGGGCGGCGGCCTCCCGCGCTGCCTGCTGCTCTTGGGCCACACGCTGACGCTCCGCCTCAACTGCGGCCTCCTGTGCCAGGCGGATACGATCCTGCTCGGCCCGCTCTTCTGCTTCGCGGCGCATGCGGGCCAGTTCAGCCTGTTCGGCGTCGTACTTCTGGCGGGTGACCAGGGCGGCCTGCACTGCACTCAGCGAAGCCTCTTTGGTCCGAGCTGCCTCAGCCTCGAATTCCTCCCACGCTTCGCCCAACTGGAACTCGGAGAGCTCGCTGAGGCGCGCCTGCAGCTGCTCGGCATCCAAGGTGCCCAGCTCGGCGGCCAGGTCCTTCATACGGTTGATTGCGTCGTTGTGGCGGTCGATCCGAGCATCCTCGGCAGCCTCCCACTCGGTGAGCGGCCGGCGCGTCTCGTCCCGTAGCGCGTCCATTTTGGTCACGAACTCGCGCAGCTCGGCCTCAACGACCTTCGGCATTTCCTTGAGCCGGCGCAGGTAGTCGCGGCCAGGCTTCTCGACAGCCGTCTTCGACTTGCTGACTTTGGCGGCAAGGCTGGCGATGCGCTCGCGGCCCTTGCGGGTGGTGAGGTCGGGCACTTCGCCTTCGACCTCGGCCTTCACCAGGTCGATGAATTGCTTCAGGCCGCCGGCCACGTAGATGGCCGGGGCGTTCTCCTCGCTGATCTCTTCGATCGCGATCAGTTTCTGTTCTGCGGACATTAGAAAACCTCGCGCCAGTCCGGCGCCGTCAGTTGAAAGGGGAAATGCCAGGTCACCCAGACACGGAGGTACGCTCCAGGCCCTGGCTGCGGTGGATGGTTGCGCGCTCTCGCCGCTTACGCTCCCGAAGGGGTACGGTTATCCCGAAGGGCCGCCGTGCTCGGCTACGTGATTCAGGAAGTGATGCTGCCGGCCAGTGCGCTGGCGAGCATGAAGAAGGTGCAGGCGAAGAGCATGGAGAAGGAGCCGCGCCAGATGACCAGGCGGCGGGCGCGCTGGTAGCTGGTCATTGGCATGGCCTCGGCCTGGCGATTGGCCGGCGTTTCAGCCAGTCGGCCTTGATCGGGTAGGGCAGGTCTGCCACGCGCATGCCTACCGGGAAACGCAGAGTGCCGCGCACCTGGGCGGCTTGCACTTCTTCGATCTGCTCGTCGATGAGCGTTTTCACGACTGGAGTGGTCATGCAATGTTCCTCAGAGAATCGATCAGCATCTTGCTGTTGCGGTCGATGATTCGGTGCAACCGCTCTTTGTAGTTGCGCTGCTGATCCAGCCCGATTGCTTCAGTCAGGCCAGCCAAGTCAATCGCCATATCCAGCTCGCCGCGAAGCGTGTCGCTGAAAGATGCGCAAATCGACGTGAAGCGCGACTCGATGATGTCCACGATGTCTTGCCTGGTCTTCTTGTTCATGCCGCCTCCCAGCTGCTATGGCGAATATCGTCATACCTGTCTTCAGCTTCGGCAGCGGCCTTGTCTTCTAGGTACTCCCAAAGAATCTCTTCGATTTCCTCGGCGTACTTTTCAGCAGCCGCAGCGCAGCCGTTCTTGCCAAGGTCAACTGGATTTCCTTCGTCGTCATAGGTGTTGCCCGAAACGACTTCAAACTCCATTTCGCGGTAGCCGTAGAAGTCATCCGGACTTGCCCAGCTATTCGGATTGCCTTTCACGGAATTGGAGTAGGTGATTTCGCACTGGAGGACGAACTCCTCCACGATTACTTCGTAGGCCATGATCGCCTCCAGGTGGTGGGTTACTCGGTGGGAAGGTCTGGCAGCTCATGCCAGTGCGTGATCGAGATATCGCAGCGGTCGCCGTCGATGTAGCGCCACGGGCGAAGCTCGTTACCGCAGGTCATCGCAAAGAAAGGGCCGTAGTTGCGCTTCTTGCCTATACGGCAGGCCAGGACGTGCTTGCGAATCGGCGGGAGCGAATCTTTCACGCTGATCCAGCCGCTCATGGCTTCACCCGTGCTTTGTCGATGGCGTCCAGCTGCTCAGCCCAAGACTCGGTGAAGTCGAGATAATCACTACTGTCGAGCCACTGAGCTTGAACGGAGTCAACATCGCCGCTTGGGCTGACACGCTGAAGCCAGTCTTCGAAAACGCGTTGCTGTGCGTTCTCTGTCAGTGAGACCAGCGCGGCGAACATGTCAGGCGCCGCAGCCATCAAGCAGGCATTTGCCTCGCCTTGTTCAATCAGGCTGTTGTAGGAGGCGATCACGATGTCGCCACCTTCTGCCGTTACCTGGGCTTCGAGCTTGTCGAATGGGTTGTAGCCGGACCAGTAGCTCCATGGCCCTGGAGTGTGCTTGCTCATCTTGTGAACCTCGGTAGCCAACCGCATTGGCCAGGAGCCAGGCGCGGGCGACCAAACCCACCGTGAAAGGTGGCCTGGCGCCTGCCGATGCGGTCGAAATTGAAGGGGAAGGGGTGCAGGCGGTGAGCGCTACCTCACATGCATCTGGTCTGGCCGGATAGGCCCCGGATTCGCCTGCGTGTACATCGATTAAGGTTGATGGTGGTGAGCCTTAACTTGCATAAGGCCAAGGGTGATGCGCTTTAAATCGATGAAAACTGCATCGGGGAGTGATCTGCATGACGTTTGCCGCCCATTGCTCTCGCGCTGGTGACGGTACTCAGATCACACTCCGATACAGCCTGCGATGGGGAGCAGGGCATCGGGCAGTTAACGTCAGGCTGACGTGGCACAGGCTCATGCATTCCGTTTCGAGTGCTGTTGCAGCAGCTACGCGGTTTGCAGCGGCGCCTGCGCCTCTTCCAGCAGTAAGCGGTGTTCAGTGCAGAACTGCAGTTCTGCCTCGTATCCGACACGATTCAGGACCTGCTGGCCGTCCGGATCGTAAATAGCTCGATGGTGCCCAGAGCCACTCTTGCGCGGCGTCCGCACAACCGTGTAACCGTGACGCTGAAAGCAGCCGTTGGGGCTGTTTTGGTCAGGCATTGTCTTGCCCTCCAGGGCGGTTGATTTCCCGTCTGGCCCTGTCGCCAAGGCCAGCCAGTGAAATCAGGCAGCGCGAGCCAGTTCAGCCTGTGCCAGCAGCTCCGCTACAGCCTCGGCCGGGGTGCAGCCATCGGCGTAGAAGTCATGCAGATCGCTTTCTTCTCGCGAGCCCAGGCCAACCTGGTGGCCAAGCAGCTCGGAAGCCTTGTCGATCCAGCGGTAGTAGGCGCGCTCTTGAGCGTCGATGCGGCATTCATCAGCCGCCATGGTTGCCATGTTGAACATCGTGAATCCCTCCGGTTGATTTTCCGGATGCTCCTCGCAAGAAGGGCACCGAGAAAATCTGGTGTTGCGGTCACTCCAAGCGCCTATAGATGCCCTTTTTGCTGGACCTTTCAGGGAGACGGTTTGGAGCGCAACCCTCGGTCCGTCTTGCGCGGCCAACCCTGTGTTCCTGGCTGACTGGCGTTCGTCGTGACGTTGAGCAGGCGAAGGTTCACTTCGCAGTAGCCAGTTCCAGAGCTGGCATGGGGATCGAATTTATTGCTCGCGCTGTGCCGTTGCCGGGATCGATCCGCGAGGTTCCCATCAATGTGAAAGAGCGGGGAGGCTTGAGGGCCTCCCGAGGGGCTGTGTAGCGCCTCGATGGGATGAACAATACCGCCGGTATTTCATGCGGTCAATACCTCCGGTCATATTTTCTTTTGGAGGGCAAAATTTATGGGTCTATCCCAGTCGGGCGACGCAGGGGCTCTGATAGAATCCGGCTACTAAATGAATGGATAACAAAATGAAACGGATAGCATCTGTGTTGCCGGCTCTGGTTTTGGCTGGTTGCGTGAGTAGCGCACCAATCACACAGAACGATATGACCTACGAGACCATCAATGATCGAGGATCGGTGGGGATTAGGGCTAGGTCGGAGACGGCCGGCATAACGGTTGACGTGTTCGCTTTTTGCGATGCAGATCGTCGGCAGTACTACATCGATCCCGCCAGCGAATTCAGGGTGGAGCAAGATCGATGGAGTCTGATGATTGATGGATCCAAGTTCTGGCGAAGCGATCTTCAGTATGAAGACGAGGATTCGTTTTTATCCTCCCTGAAAACCCTTGAGATAGTTGGTCCGAGGGGGGTATTCAGTGAGCCGGCTAGGTTCCAAGTGGCAAGCGCTGAGATGCTCAAGATCCCTGAAATCTGCAGGAGTGAACAAAAGCAAAAGCTTGCTTACCTTGGGGGGCTCGCCGAAGCAGAGTCACAAAAGGATGAGGGCCTTATTTCTGAAGTCGTTAGCCGGACTGGCGTAAAGCCGATGCTTACAGGAAGGAATGAGAAAGACTTCAATAACTTGGTTACGATGTTCAGAAGCTTAGGAGTGAAAGATTTTGTCGGTAAATTCGTCTGGGCAGGGGACGGTGACTATTTTGTCTCGCAGATCCTGAGAGGAGAGGTTGTTCTAACGAGCCTGACCAATCCCGCCCTGTTCCCGCCAATCAGCATCATGACGGACAAGCAGGCCCTGGAGGGGCAGCCATGGTCATCAGTATCGCGCGGGCCTCTTCAGTTCGTTGGGCCCAAGCAATACCAGACCGTCCTGGGAGCTGAGCGTCAGGTATTGGTATTCAAGTCGATCTGATTGCGCACCCAAAGAAAAGCCCGCTCCGTGGCGGGCTCTATTTTATGGCGCTTGCAGCTGGATTAATTGTTATTCCGCCACTCCAGCGCCGACCTAGACAAGTATTTCATAACCTCTTTGTCTCTAGCCTTCGTGTGAGCATCTGGCCAGAAGAAGGCCAGGATCAGATACCTGTCTTCGAACAATTCACCCTGCACATAAACAAGGGCCGCGTCCTCGCCTGGCCTTCCTTTGCGGCACACCCGATCGCGTTGAGGGGTATCCTTGCGGAATTTGGCAGGAGGGATTCGCACATGAATATGCATGAGGCACGCATCCAGAGCCTGGGATGGCTGAGTATACGGTGCGTCTCTGCCAAAAATGCTGGGCAGTTTTAGCCTGTTGGATTCGATGTAAATTCCGAATTCACGCTTCAAAGTGTCCGATAATCCGGGAAATTTCAGATCCACCGGAAGAAAGAATTCCTGGAACGTCCTTGGGTGAAAATCAATCTCGATTGGCATTCCTAGCCTTAGGCGATCTGGGAGATCCGCTTTGTCGTGTGGTTCGCCAACTCGATCAGATCAGCGGATCGCAGGCTAGTAGGAAATTCGTCCGGCTTCACGAAATATTGTCGATACATCATGTCCATGGTCGCCATCCGACTGCGGACGCGAGCAACCGCCCTGCGGAATTGGTTATGTTCCTTGACCAGAATTGCAGGGATCGGGGTTTCTTTTAGGGCTTCCTCAAGCTGCCTGGTGGCCTTGAGGAGCTGCATGTTGCGACGGAATCGCTCGTCATCGAGAGAAGTCGCTGTCGCAAGGCGAGATACATTTCGCGAGTACTGCTCATCAAGCTCGGACCAGCCCTTGGTGAGGTCAGTGATGACGCTTCTCAGGCGAACAACCTCTTCAGAATGCTCCGCAACCTGCTCTATAGGCTGCTTACTGACCTGCTCTGTGAGGGAGCTGTAATCGCTGATCAAAGCGAAAGCGGCTACAAACAGGGCAGAGGCCGACGCATTCACGCTGAGTGACATGGGGAACTCCATTTTTGACGATGGCACGAAGCCAAAATCGGAAAGCGATTATCGTCCGTGAAAAAAAATAGTCAATTGCCTCCCGGCGCCACGAAATGGCATTTCGTCGTTTCGTGGTGCGTGAGATCAATATAGAGGTGACGAACCAAAATTCCACTGGTTCAAAGCCGTAGCCGTCAAAACCGATGACCGGCAGGATTGTCTACAAGTCTCCGCCGCGCCAGATAACCTTGCCGATGATTCGGTGTTCATTCCCATTGCTGCGCAGGTGGTAGCGGTCCGGGTATTCATGCTTGTCATCGTTGTCGCTACGCAACAACCACTGGCCAAGCGGCCCCTGCACCAGGCGCTTCACAATCGCGCCGTCAGAACCCGCCAGGACGAACACCTGGCCGTCAGCGGGTTCGATGCGGGACCTATCAACCAGCAGTACGTCACCATCATTGATGGTCGGCCACATGCTCTCGCCCTCGGCATAGATCACGATCAATTGGTCTGGCTTCGCGCCTTTAACCCTCAGCCATTCGCGCTTGAACGCCAAGGTAGATCGGATTTCCACGTGAGGGTTCTCGCTGCCCAGGCCGGCCGCTGCCTTGGCGTCGTACTGAGGGACGTAAGCGTATTTGCCGTCCAGATCTTCTTGGTCCGAGCCCTCGGGAAGTGGAGTGACGGTGTTGGCGTGGCCTTCTTGCTTGAGAGATCTGTAGTGATCCCATGCCTCGAGAGCCATCCCGACAATAGGAACTGAGCGCATATCCTCAATCTGCTTTGCCAGATTCGGGCTGAATTCAGACACAGGGACTTGAAGAGCCTTCGCAAACACTGAGGCTGCACGAAGGCTTAGCGCTGTACGACCATTCATGAAGTGACTGACGGCGCCCTGGGTAACTCCGTCGCCCAGCTCCGCCGCAATGCGATCTTGCGTCAGACCAAGTTCGGCACGCTTCTGATTGTACAGCGCTTTGAGGCGCTTGCTGTCCTCCACCTGCCAATCAGCAAGCGGAACCTTTCGAGAGTTTTTCGTCATCTGCGAATGATATGACCACCGGTATTGATGGCACCAATAGCGGCGGTATTGACGAGCAACAATACCGCCGGTCATACTGAGGCCGTAGAACCACTGTTGAGGACGTCGCTATGCGCCGAATCCCGCTTTCCGAATTTGCAAAAGAGCACGGCCATACCCGGGCCGCTCAGATGCTCGGCTGCACCCAGGGCGGCTTGAGCAAAGCCATCCGCGTCGGCCGCGATGTTTACGTGACTGTCTGCGACGACGGGTCGGTGACTGCGCAAGAGCAGCGCCCATTTCCGTCCCAGAAGTCAGCCGCCTAACACTCACCAACCTGCAAGGAGCAGTAGCCCGTATGTACGCCAACCCCAAGCACCTGCATGACCGCGAGATCAAGGTCCGGGTCGACGAGGACACATTCAACCTGATCCAGGCGATGGCCGTGTATCACCGCACCCAGCGAGCCGTGCTTTGCCGCGAAATGCTGGAAGCGCAACTGGCTGCCCTGGCCTCGGAGAATACCGGCGATCAAACCGCAGCCTGAAGGCCGCGAGGAGGCCCTATGCCGACCGAACAATTCGGTCTGGACCCGGGATCGATGGAGATGCTTGAGCGAGAGGCGCGGAGAAGGGGGGTAACCCCGGAAGCGCTAGCAGCCGAGCTGATAGATCGAGAGCTGGCCAGCCGAACGAAACCTCGAAACGCGAGGGGAGCGGTTCTTCCGTTCCAGCGCAAGGCCTGAATAGGCCCTGATAAGCCCGAATTTCGGGCACAAAAAAGCCGGGATAGCGGCCCGGCTCTCTGCAACACAAAACTCTGAAGGGAATTATGCATATGCAGACCCAAAGTGTACAGGCCCTAATCCGGCCCGCGCCACAAAATGCGAACCACGATTTCGTGGCCCGCTGGCATGGCATTCCCTTGCGAGGGCTATCCAAAGCTGATGCACAAGAACTTCCTGGCCAAGGTGCCGGAAGTGCTCGGCGTGACATCGGCTGATTTTTCAGCCGATCTCCCTGACGGCTACGGGCGAGCTCGTCGAGGTTATTCCTTCCCGAAACGGGAAGCGTGCCTTATGGCTATGTCCTACAGCTACGAGCTGCAGGCCAAGGTGTTCGACCGCATGACCGCGCTTGAATCAAAGCCGGCCGCGCCCGCCGACCTCAGCAAGCTTGAAATCCTCCAGATGGCCCTGGAGTCGGAGAAAGCCCGCGTCCTGCTCACCGTTCAGGTCCAGGCCCAGGCCAAAAAGATCGACCACCTGGAGAACCTGTTCAAGGAAGGCATGAGCCACGTTCAGTTCTGCAAGGGCCTGAATGGGGTCAACGTGATGCAGGTCGGCCATTTCCTTGAAGGCCGAAACTGGCTCTACAACGAGAGCAAGTCCGGAACCCGGTACCGCGTCGGCTCATACGCCCGCGACAAGTACATGACCGAGCATCAGCACGAAGTCGCCCCGCACGGTAAAGAGCCGTTCATTGCCTTCACGCCTGTGCTGCTGCGCAAGGGCGCCGTGCGCCTGTACGAGCTGTACCTGGCCGGAGAGCTGCCCATGAAGAAGAACTGGGACGGCCTGCACACCCACGACAAGGCCGTGCGGGGTGCAGCATGAGCGGTAAAATTAACCGGGTCGAGACCTATAAAGACCTCGAATCCATTCAAGGCCAAAGCTCCGGGGTGATCATCGTTGTGGGAAGCGGAGCCTCGCCGCTCATGACCTACCAAATCCAAAATAATTTTTGGACATCTCTGGGCTGCCGCGGGGTGTTTCCAGCCTTGGCCGAGCCTATGCCTGCCCCAAAATCTAAGGGCCCTCGCGGCCGTTGGGGAGGCCTGCGATGAGCATCATTCGTGCGCCTCAATACTCGTTCGCCTGCGATCCAGCCTTGTCCTGGCGTGCTCGTGGCGTCCTGTTCTACGCCGCTGCCCACCCGGAAGAGCCAATCACCGCGGCCAAGCTTGTGGCAATGGCAGGCCCAGGCAGGAAGTTCGGTAAGGAATCCGCAGCGAAGACCATCAACGAGATCATCCAGGCTGGCTATGCATCGGCAGTCGGCACCGATCAATTCATCTACGTGAAAGGGAAGATTCCTGAGGCGATGCGTCAGGCAGTTCTGCGTCGAGACGGTGGACGGTGTGTCGAGTGCGGCTCAAACAAGCGCCTGTGCGTCGATCACATCATTCCCGAGGCGAAGGGTGGGCTCACCATCGAATCGAATCTGCAGGCCATGTGCAGGCCCTGCAACAGCGAGAAATCTGACTCGCTGAAGGTTGGTGTTCAATGACAAAGCCTGTGAACGTGGAGAAGGCCACGGCAACCACCTTCCATGCCAAGCAAGCCCCTTACAGCTCGCTGAGCAATGATGTGGTGGCCATGATCATCAACCCCGATGCTCTGGCCATCTGGACCTACCTGCAAACGCGTTCCAGCGACTGGAAGGTCATTGGCTCGCACCTGCAAGACAGGTTCTCGATCGGGCGTGAGCGCTACTCCAGGGCTATGGCCTGCCTGAAGGATTTGGGGCTGGTCAGCCATGAGGTTGTGCGTGAGGAGGGTACCGGCAAGGTGCTCGGCCGTCGCGTGATCGTCCACTACGAACCGAACCTACAGGTTTCCGAATATTCGGTTAACCGAAGTGTGGGTTTACCGAACTGTGGGCAAACCGACAGCTACTTAATAAAGGATTCTATTACTCAATCAATAGATACAAACCCATCGGTCGCTGACGCTCCCGAGCCGGTCGCATTCGATCGTTTCTGGGCGCTGTATCCGCGCAAGGTCGGCAAGGCCGGCGCAGAGAAGGTCTGGAAAAAACTCAAGGTCACCGCCGACCTGTTCGACCTGATGGCCAAGTCCCTGGCTGCCTGGACCGCATCGACCGACTGGACCAAGGACGGCGGCCAGTTCATCCCGCACGCATCCACCTGGCTGAACGGCAAGCGCTGGGAAGACGAACTGCCCCAGCCGGCAGGCGCCGCCCCGATCGCATCCCGCCGCCCGGCCAGCGGCCCCGACTTCAACGACACCAGCTGGGCTGATGACCTGGGGGGCTTATGAGCGCACAACCGAAACTGCGCAGCGTGACGCAGATCATGGCCGCCAGCCGCAACCTGCCGGCCGAGGTGCACACCCCGGCCAAGCAGCTGGACCCAGGCACCACCGAAGTGGTCAACGCCCTGTTCAAGGAGCTGCAGGCCATCTTCCCAGCGTGGAAGCAGGCCTGGCCCGATGACGAGGCCCTGAAGGCTGCCAAACGCAGCTGGATCAAGTCCTTCGTCGCCGCGGGCATCAATACGCTCGAGCAGATCCGCTTCGGCATCCAGAAGTGCCGGGTGCTGGGTACCGACTTCGCCCCGAGCAGCGGCAAGTTCATCAAGCTGTGCCAGCCGACGCCAGAAGAGATGGGCATCCCGCCGCTTGCGCGGGCCCTGGCAGAGGCGCTGGAGAACTTCCACCCCAGCAGGGCAGGGTCACGCGTTTGGACGCACGCAGCGGTGCGCCACGCGGCCCTGCAGTGCGAGGCGCACAACCTGGGCCACATGGAGCCCGAGCGCGCCGAGAAGGTGTTCGCCCGGGCCTACGACATCACCATCCGCATGCTGGTGGCCGGCGAGCCACTGGGCGACATCGCCACCGGCATCGGCCACGACAGCCAGAAGAGCCTGACCGAGCTGGCCGACGAGTACGCCGCCCAGCGCCAGGTCCGCCTGCTCGAAGTCCAGCAAATTCCCAGTGGTGCTGCCGAATGCCGCGCCCACCTGCTGGCCAAGTTGAACATCAAGCGCGCCGGGCAGCCGGCCGGGGAGGGCGTATGAGCATGATGTCTTCATTCGAGAAATTCAGCGGGATGCAGGAATGGCCAGAAGAACTCGCTCATCTGAGGGGGAGGAAACTGCGACGCAAGCGCGATGGCGGGATTTACCTCATCCGATATCCAAGTGGTCAGGCAATCGGCCACAAGTCCGCCGCGTACCTTGAGCCGGCCGGATGCGACTGGACAGCCCGCAGCCATTGGAAGACCTATGTACGGATCCTCGCTGACTTTGAGGTGATGCCATGACTGAGAAGATCAGCGTCAACAGCCAGGCCAAGCTGTCCGAGGCCATCACCATGATGACTCGGCTGTTCCGCGACAAGAAATTCGTCGTGGTGAGCATGCGCCCGGGCAAGGATCGCACCCTGGATCAGAACGCATTGTGGTTTGCGATGTACGAGCGCATCGCCAAGAGCACCGAGATGGGTGACGTGGAAGAGGTGCGCCGCTACTGCAAGCTTCACCACGGCGTGCCGATCATGCGCGCCTCCTGCGAGGAGTTCCGCAACGGCTACAACATGGCGCTACTCAACCTACCGTACGAGATCAAGCTGCGCTGGATGGGGCCATGCGCCATGTTCGGGCCGGATGGCTTCCCGGTGACTCGGTTGTTCGACCGGGCCCAGGGCTGCCAGTACACCGACCGCATCGTGGCCGAGTTCGCGCCGCAGGGGGTGTTCTTTAGTGACCTGCTGAGTGAGGAGGCGGCATGACATTGGCCAAGGAGATCAAGCCGAAGAAGTGCAAGGCGCCAGGTTGCGGCAAGCCCTTCAAGCCGACAATGACCACGCAGAAGGTGTGCAGCATCGCCTGTGCCAAGGCCATGGCCAAAGACCCGAAGCTGCAGAAGGTTGCGGCCAAAGCCATCACCAAGCAGGCCCGGGAAGACCTCAAGGAGCGCCGGGAGAAGCTGAAGACCCGCCGCGAGCACATGGCCGAGGCGCAGACCGCGTTCAATGCCTACATCCGCGAGCGCGACGCCGGCCTGCCGTGCATCAGTTGCGACTCGCTGCCGAGCGACCACGACCTCATCACCGGCAGCCGCTGGGACGCCGGCCATTACCGGTCGGTGGGCGCCTGCCCAGAGCTGAGGTTCGAGCCGCTGAACGTCCACCGCCAATGCGTGAAGTGCAACCGGAACCTGTCGGGCAACGCGGTCGAGTACCGCATTCGCTTGGTCAAGCGCATCGGCGCCGACCAGGTTGAGTGGCTCGAAGGGCCTCATAAGCCCCAGAGGCTGACCATCGAAGACCTGCAGGCCATCAAGGCGCTGTACAGGCAGAAGCTCAAAGACTTGAGGAGGGCGGCAGCATGAACTGGACATCAACCGACAGCGGCCAGCTGCTCATGCTGGGCATGTTTATTTTTACCATCTACGCGATTGCCGGGTACGCGATCGTGCGTGGCATCTTCATCTCGAATCGCCGCAAGAAGGAGAACGGGCAGTGAACTATCAGAGCGTAGTGTCGGCAGTAGTTCGTGCCCTTGCGGCCGAAACGATCAACAGCGCAGGCGGGTGCGACTTCGAGCCCAAGGTGCAGGCTGCAAAGCAGAAGGGCGCAATTGTAGGCAAGGAAGCAGCCTTTCTCTTCGACTGCATGGTGTTCAGTCGCCTGCACAAGAACCTAAGCCCATCGCACTGGCGCCACTTGGTGGCGAAGTACTCGACGCACGTCGATCGCAAGCACGCTGCCATCGAGGAGCTGACGCGCACCCATCGCTCGCCAGCCCCGGACCGGTTCCGTCAGTGCGCCATCTTGACCTGGGCCATGCCCAAGCTACCTGGCGTAGACGGCAAGCGGAGCACGAGCGTTTTGCCGGCGGCCTGGTATGAGATGGATAACTGGAGTGATGACCCGCACCCAATCAAGACCCAGGAGCGCTGGAGGCGTGACATCCGTAGGGCTCTGGAGCGCGAAGTAGACGCTGCACTGGTAGAGGCCCAGCACATTCTCGACCATGAAGGCCTTTTGGTGGCAGATGTGGCTTGACGCCGACTGAGCCAATGAGCCAATATACGTCCATCCTGTGATTCCTGCGCCTGATGATGGCGGCAACGGTCACGGGATGGTCTGGAGATTTCATGACCCAGATCCATCGCTTTCCCTTCATCGAGACATCCAGTCTCCCCAGCTACAACATTTGCCAGCGATCACGCTGCCTCCGAGACGCATTGGAAGGCACGCATTACTGCGTAGGCCATCAGCCGAAGCCGAGAGCTCCTGATTCCGCCTGGGCTGGCATGAAGGTCGTCTATGTCGTCGGCGCTGCTGGCGATGAGTTCGTCAAGATCGGTTACGCCACTGATCTGAGCGCCCGCCTGGTCAACATGCAGGTAGGCTCAGCGCGTGAGCTGCTGGTGCACTGCGCGCTTGAAGGTGGCGCCAAGGTCGAATCCATTCTCCACCTTGAGATGCAGGCGCATCATGTGCGCGGAGAGTGGTTCAAGGCTGAGCCAGTCAAGGCCCTGTGCGAAAAGCTCCAGAAATGCCGACACACCCGCATGAGGCTCAAGGTTGAGTCGGTCATCAGTGAGTGGAGCGACGCCGGCCACCCATGGGATGGAAGGGGAGTAGCGCAGCGCCGCAAGCGACCAGGCTTCACGATCAGAACCTAAACAAAGCCCAGCCAAGTGCTGGGTTTTTTATTGGCCCTATGAGGGCCTCAAGAGTGCCGGCTCAGTAGCCGAACCTCACAGTTTGGATGGTGCGGGACCCACTGCCAGTGTGGTCCGAAAGGGATAACTGGACGCGGATAAGCCGGTAGTGCCGCGATGCAGAAAACACCGGCAGCCCAAGAGCCCGTACCTCACATGCTTCGCGGGTTGCTTGAGGATGACTCGACGAGACCGATGCAGCTGGGTGTCGGCGCCGATGAGGCCTATGGCGGACAGGAGGGGAAAGACCCTCACAGATTTCGTTATGTGCTGCTCCGCACCTTTGCCCGGTCCCTCAATAGGGCCTCACCGGGCCTTTTCTTCTTGCCGCCCCTCAGGGGATATCGAGTATGTCCAACATGCCAGACAAACCAGATACCTGGGCGATTGCTCTTGCGTGGTTGAGCCAGCATTCGCCCCTCCTGTACGCGGCAGGCCTTTCCTGCGCCATGGCGGTCCTGCGGATCACCTACGGAGGTGGCACCCGTCGCCAGATGCTGGTCGAGGGTGCGATCTGTGGAGGCCTGACCCTGACGATCATCAGCGGCCTGGAGTTCTTCGGCCTGCCGCAGAGCATGTCCACGTTCGTAGGTGGCTGGGTCGGCTTCCTCGGTGTCGAGAAGGTGCGCAACATTGCCGACCGCGTTACCGATTTCAAGTTGCCCAGCCGCAAGGCTGAATAGCCCGCGCCACAAAATCATGAAGTGCCATTTCGTGGCGCGGAGTAAAAACCTGTGACCACATCAAAACCGCGAATTCAAGTGCCATCTGGCGGGATTGTCACAACGGACAGTCTCTCCAACCTGGTAGCCAACATCGGCACCAACCGGGACAAGCGCACGCACAACCGGTTCGGGTTCCAGTTCGTCACGCCGTATGAGCTCGAAGCGGCTTACCAGTCCAACTGGCTGGCCCGCCGCATCGTGGACAAGCCAAACGAAGATGCGCTGCGTGAGTGGCGCACCTTCTCGGGCAAGGATGCTAAACAGATCGCTGCCGAGGAGCGCCGCCTGGGCGTCCAGCAGAAGTACCTCGATGCATGCTGCTGGGCTGACCTGTACGGCGGCGCTGCCATGCTGATGATCACCGGTCAGGACCTGAGCAAGCCGCTCAACCTGGACAAGGTGAAGAAGGGCGGACTGAAGAACATCGTCGTCTTCGACCGCTGGGATATCCAGCCGAGCCAGTTCAATTTCACTGACCCTCTGGCGCCCAACTGGATGCTGCCCGAGGTGTACACAGTCGTGAACGGCCAGCAGCCGATTCACTACTCGCACGTTATCCGCCGCACCGGCGCCCGCCTGCCGCGTCGAATGGCTCAGTTCGAACAGGGATGGGGTGACAGCCGCCTTCGCCGCTGCATGGAAGACCTGCGCGACGTGGTGGCCACCAAGGGCGGTATTGCGTCCCTGGTGCTGGAAGCCAACGTCGACACCATCGCGGTGAAGGGCCTGCAAGGCGCCCTGGCAAGTGCTCAGTGCGACCAGATCACCGAGCGCTACCGCTTGTTCGGCATGCTCAAGGGCATCATCAACCTGGGTCTGCTGGACCAAGACAACGAGGTCTACGAACGCAAGAGCATCGCGTTCTCCGGCCTCAGCCAGATCATGGAGCAGTTCATGGTGTGGACGGCAGGCGCCGCCGAGATGCCGGTAACCGAGCTGTGGGGGCAGTCTGCCTCCGGGCTCAACTCCACGGGTGACGGCGACCTCAAAACCTACCACGGCACCATCAAGGGCAAGCAGGACGGCCAGATGCGCCGCGACCTTGAGCGCCTGGACGAGGTGATGATTCGATCTGCGCTGGGCACCTACCCCAAAGACATCGAGTTCGAGTGGAATCCGCTCTACCAGAAGTCGAGCGTGGAAGAGGCTCAGGAAGACTTGGCAGACGCCCAGGCCGATGCGATCAACATCGAGAACCGCATCATCCGCCCGAGCCACGCCATGCGCCGCGCTCAGGCCAAGGGCCGATACGCCATAACCGACGAGCAGATCACCGCCCAAGAGCAGCGCGAGAAGGACGAAGACAATGGCCTTGGCACCGAAGAAGACCTCGACGCCTTCGCCATTGGAGGCCCTGACGGCGACCAACAAGGCGCTGATGGCAAGGAAGCGAAAGCCGCGGGCGCCTGATCCGGTAAAGCCGAGCGAGGACGCAGAGCGCTTCTATCGTGGGCAGCTGAAGGCCCTGGTCAGGCTCATGTCGCAGCAGCTGTACGCTGTCCTCGGCCCTGAACTGGCCCGCTTGAAGCCTCAGTACACGGCAGACAGCGTGGCCACCCTGGACGGCTGGACCGATGACATCCTCGCGGTGATTCGCCGGGTGTCGTCGACGTTCACCACCAACCTGTTCGATCAGCAGGCCAGGCGGGTAGCGACGGGCACCATCAGCCGGGCCGAGGCCGACAACGCCGAGGATTTCCGCAAGTCGGTCAACCGCGCTGTCGGCGTGGACTTCGAGCTGATCACCAAGCCCAAGGGCATGGTCGACTACCTCGAAGCCTCGACCGCCGAGAACGTCAACCTGATCAAGTCCATACCCGCCGAGTACTTCCAGCGGGTCGAGACGATCGTGCTGGGCGGCATGAAGAGCGGTCTCGCTCCCACGGCCATCGCCAAGCAGATCCAGGAGCAAACCGGTGTCAGCTCGCGACGGGCCAAGCTCATCGCGCGGGACCAGGTATCGCAGCTGAACAGCGACCTGACCCGCCAGCGGCAGACAGCGGCCGGCATCGAGTTCTACCGCGTTGAGACGGCCAAGGACCAGCGCGTCTCTGGTGACCCCAGCGGCAAGTACCCCAACGCCAAGATCAGCTGCTACGGCATCGCCAAACAGGACATCGGCTATGGCGTTGGCGTGTACAAGGTCAGCGAAGGCGCCACATGGCGCGGCGTGACCAGCCTGCACCCGGGCAAGCACCACCCGCTCTGCCGGTGCGTAGGGATATCCCTGATACCCGGCGTGAACTACTTCCCCGACAAGAACGGGTAGCACATGAAAAGAATGACCATCGATGCGGCCTTCACGCCGACGTCGCGCACTCGCACGCCTGAGGGTTACCTCTGCGTTAAGGGCATTGCGGCCCGCACGGGGGTTTACCAGTACGTTTCGACTGAACTGGACCTGCCGGGCCCGGCCCGCATCGTCAACGTCTACAAGCCCGCCGAAGAGCTGTTCAGCCCTGAGTCGATGGCCACGTACGTCGACAAGGATGTGACCAACGACCATCCCGAAGACCTGGTCGACTCGACCACCTTCCGCGAGGTCTCCGTCGGCCACGTTCGCGGCGTTGAGCAGGACGGCGAGAACCTCGTCGTCGACATGATCATCAAGGACCAGTCGGCCATCGACGACATTGAGTCGGGCAAGGCCGAGCTATCGCCTGGCTACACCGCTGAATACGCGAAAGAGCCCGGCGTTGCGCCAGGCGGCCAGTCCTACGAGTACACCCAGCGCACCATCCTGAACAACCACATGGCGGTTGTAGAGGCAGCACGGGCCGGAAAGGTCGCCCGTATTTTTGACCACAAACCGAAAGGTACCCCAACCATGGCGACCCGGAAGCTCTTTCTGGACTCCAACAAAACCCTCTCCGTCGTGCTGGACGAAGAGCAGGCAGTGATCGTCGAAGACGGCATTGCAAAGCTCATGAAGTCTCTCGACGAAGCCAATGAACGCGCCGACAAGGCCGAAGCCACCAAGGACGAAGCCGAGGAGAAGCTGGAAGAGGCCAAAAAGGCCACCTCCGACGCTGCCATCGGCGTTCGCGTAAAGCAGACCTTGGACACCATCGCCTCCGCCTCGAAGATCGTGAAGAACTTCGACAGCAAGGGCCTGGTATCTCCGCTGGAGATCAAGCGCGCCGCGCTGACCCAGCTGAAGCCAACCCGTGACTGGGTAGGCAAGTCCGAGGCCTACATCACTGCCGCATTCGACTCCGCCGAGGAAGATGCGAAGGAAACCACGGACGAGGATGACGACGAATCCCAGGCGACCAAGGACAGCCTCGCTGGCCTGGCCAAGGACCTGCGAAACCGTCCGAAGCTGACCACCGACGGTTCCGACTCCTACAACAAGTTCCTGCGAGGTGAAGCGTAATGGCCACCGCAATCGACACCTTTGGCCAGTACGCTGGCCGCGCCTTCGAGGGTCAGGTCAACGACCTGTCGATGGCCGACATCACCACCGTGGTCGCCGACTTGGCCATCCCGTTTGCCCGCGCGGTTGTAGTCGGTTCGGCTGCCAAGCGCGGCAAGCTGCCAGTTGCACCTGCCGCCCTGTTCCTGGGTATCTCGGTGCGCAAGACCGTGGGCGTCAGCTCCAGCTACATCACTGGTGACGCTTCGAACCCAGCCAACGGCTACGCCGTCGGCGGCTACCGTCTGGGCGAGGAAGTCAGCCTGGTCAGTCACGGCCGCATCTGGGTCAAGACCGTTGACGGCGCGACCGTCGGCGCCCAGGTCTACGCCAAGCCGACCACTGGCGAGCTGACCAACGCCACCACTGCTGGCAATCACCTGCTTCCAGGCTGCACCTTCCTGACCGCTGCCGCGGCCGGTGAACTGGCCCTGATGCAGGTCAAGGCCATCAACCAAACCACCATTGCCGCTTAAGGAGCGACCTATGAGAACAATGGACGCTGCGGCCCAGGCGCAACTGGGCTTCCTGGTCGGCAACCTGACCTACATCGAGCAGGAGGTTCTGCGTCAGCCGTACCCGGAGATCAAGTATCCCCGCGTGCTGGCCGTGGACACCTCCGCCCCGGACTACATCGAGTCCATCGGCTTCAAGGTGCTCGACTACAAGGGTGAGCCGGCCCCCATCGGTGACCTGTCCCACGACTTCCCGCTGGCTGAGATCGCCTCGAAGATCGGCGGTGTCGACGTGGTCCAGGCTGGCCTGGGCTACACCTACACCCAGATCGAAGTCGGCAAGGCCATGGAAATGGCCAATGCTCAGGGCTTCGGCGGCGCGATCAACTACCTGGCCGAGAAGCCAATCGCGACCCGCACCCTGACCGAGCAGTGGCTGGACCGCGTGGCCTTCATCGGCGATGCGCGCTGGCCTTCGCTGGCCACCGGCGGCCTGATCAAGTACCCGGGTGTCCCCGTGCTGGCCACCGGCACCCTGCTGGGCGGCGCGAACAAGACATTCGCCCAGATCCTGGCGCAGGACCCTGACACCGCCGCGAGCGAAATGCTGACCCTGCTGAACAACCTGATCCTTCAGGTTTACCAGGTTCAGACCAACAGCATCTTCCGCCCAACGCACATCCTGCTGCCGCTGAAGCAGTACGGCCAGCTGACCACCTTCCGCATTCCGAATACCTCGGAAACGTTGGTGAGCTACCTGGAGCGCGTGCTCAACATCACCTTCGAGCCCATCCTGCAGCTGGCAGGTGCCGGCGCTGGTGGCACTGACCGGATGATGGCGTACACCAAGAACGCCCAGTTCGCGAAGTTCCACCTGCCGATGCCGTTCCAGCTGAACGCGCCGATCCCGTCTCACGGCGGCCTGCGCTTCGAAGCAGCTGGCGTGGTCCGCACCGCCGGTACCGAGCTGCGGGTTCCGCTGAGCCACGCCTACGTCGACGGCATCTAAGGGGGTCACCATGTCTTCGAAGAAGATCTACACCAACGTCAGCGCGAACCCTGTCGTCCTCTCGGACGGCAGCTCGGTGCAGCCAGGCGGCCAGACCACCGAAGAGCAGTTCGAACTGGCCAAGGGTTCGCTTTGGGAGCAGCACGGCCTGCTGGTGGCCGGCGCCCCGGAGCAGCCTGACGATGCCAGCGGCGACCTGCAGGCGCTGACTGAAGAGAACACCCAGCTCAAGGCTGACCTGAAAGACGCCCAGGCCAAGCTGGCCGAGTACGACGCTCAGTTCAAAGGCCAGGGCGACATCCTGAAAGATCTTCAGGATCGCCTCACCCAGGAAGGGGCCCGTGCCAGCAAGCTGGAAAGCGAGCTGAAAGACGCCCAGGCCAAGCTGGCCGCCAAGAAGTAAGCCAGTGTCACGGCCCCTTCACGGGGGCCTATGGCTGGAGAACCCGATGGCTTCCATCACGAATATCAGCTCGCATCGCATCGATCTGGCCGACCTCTCTTTGGCGCCGGGCGAGGCGATCGAGCACTTCGACGACCGAGAGGCCGAGCGCCTGAAGTCGACGAACTACTACCGGGCTGGCTGGATCAAGGTTGGCCCGTCGCCCGAGCCCGAGCCGCCCGCCGAGGAATGAACCACCATGGCCGAACTGAACATCCCAGTGACGCCAGAGATGGTCGCTGAATTCCGCGAGTTCTACGAAGAGTTTGCCGACCCGGCCAAGTGGTCCGACGTCAAGATCACCAAGGCACTGAACATCACCAAGGGTGAATTCGGCACATGCGGCAACTGGGGCCTCTATGGTCCCTATTCGTTCCTGCAGCGCGGCTGGTTCGCCCTGGCGGCCCATTACCTGACCTGGAATGCGGCGACCTCAGCAGCCACCGGTGCCGACGGTAGCGCCACGACGCCCTACGCCGTGGCCAGCAAGAGCGTTCGCGATGAGTCGGTGTCCTACGCCGTCCCAGGGGCGAATGCATCGCTGACGGCCTGGGAGGCGGCGGTGGCGCTTACGCCATACGGCCTTGAGTATCTGCACCTGCGGCAGCGGGCCGGCATGGGAGCGATCTGCGTATGATCCGGCCAACTGTCAGCCTCATCGGTCGCCAGCAGGTCGAGCACGCCATGAAAGAGCTGGCTCAGCGCCTGGAGCGCGACCAGCGCGTGCTGGTCGGCGTGCCCAAAGGTGCTGGTGAGTACGAAGATGGTGTCAACTTCGCCACCATCATGGCCGTGAACAACTTCGGATCGGCAGACGGCAGCATTCCGGCTCGCCCGGCCCTACAGCCTGCCGTGGAAGAAGGTGCGCCGGTCTACCGCCGGCTTGCCGAAGTCATGCTGCCAAAGGTCCTCTCAGGCGACATGGAGATGCGCGTTCTGCTCGAGCAGATGGGCAGCCTGGCCGAGGGGCACGTCAAGCAGTACATGACCGACCTACGAACGCCACCGAACGCCCAGTCGACCATCGATAAAAAGGGATCGGACAACCCGCTGATCGACGCCGGCGCCCTGCGTCAGTCGATCCGCTACGTCATCGACGACAGCACCGATCCTCTTGAGGAGGGCATCTGATGGGCCTGAACATGCGCGGGCACGTCAGCGGCCCATTTGTGTCGCATCGCGGCGTGCAGCGAATGCGGTTCAGCAGCGAGATCATCGACTTCGAACCGAAGTTGACCATGACGCTGCTCGACACCTTCGATGCCAACGTCCAGCCGGCCAGCGACAAGGAGATCGAGTTCCTCCAGATCGGCGCCGAGCGGATCAACGACATTCGGGTGATTCACCGCAATGACGGCAAGGGCATAGAGGTATCCACCCCGGGCAACCTGGCCGACATCCTCGTATTCGCCGAGACGCCAGATCAGCCCGCCACTTGGTGGAAGGCCATGGCCACGGATTACCGGCCCTGGCACAACTTCTGCCGGGCAGTGATCGCCAAGCTGGACCCGGCCGAGGTCGAGAAGCTGCAGGGGTACGCCAATGGTTGACACTATCGCCCTCACGAAGGTGGTGTGCCAGATCGTTGTCGCGGCCACCAGCCTGCCGGCCAGCAAGGTAATCGTCGGCGACCCAGGCACCTCAGCCCCATCAGGCACCTATGCCGCCGTGCGCATCGACAGCCCGGCCCAGTTCGGCCAGGCGCTCAAGACGCAGCGCAACGTGCCAGCCACCGACGACCCGCGCTTCGAGGACATCATCGAGCGCGTGGCGACCCAGTTCACGATCGGGTTCAGCATCAACATCTACCGCGCCGGCGCCATGGGCTTGGCCATGGACCTGTTCGAGGCGAACAAGCGCGAGCCGATCAAGAACATCTTGCGCAGGGCGAAGTTGGGCTGGTCTCGAATAACAACCCCCAACAACCTGACAGGCCTCTACCAGGCAGCAATGGAAGAGCGCTCGCAGACCACCCTGTACCTATACGGCGAATCCGTGGCTGAAGACCGAATCAATCGGATCTACCGCGTCGGCTTCGAGGTTCAAACCGAACAATCTGGCGCCATTGCGCAAGGGGAAGTAAATGCCTTATCCGGCTGAGAACATCATCAACATTGTCACGAACATCCGTGCAGCCGGCCTGGGCACTGCCAACTTTGGCGCTGGCATGGTCTTCGCTGACTTCGATTCGTCCACTGACGCTACTTTTGCCGAGGGCTCGTATCGCGACTACGGCGGCTCGGCAGCGGTTGCGGTCGACTTCAACATCGCTTCCGACGTATACCTCGCCGCACTGGCCTGGTTCTCGGCGATTCCAAAGCCGCGCTCTCTGCGCGTCTACCTGCGCCAGGAGGAAGACAGCCCGGTCGAATCGCTGAATGACGCCATCAACAAGCGCATCTGGTTCTACTGGTACGAGTTCGAGACCACCATTCGAGCGAATGACGCCGATGTGCTGGCTCTGATCGCAGCGGGTGATGCAGCAGAAAAGTTCTACGCCGGAACAACCAATCAGTCAGCGGTGCGCGATCCTAGCCTGTCCACTGACATCGTCAGCAAGGCCAAGCTGCAGGGCTCGCGCCGGGCCTTCTTGCTGAGCCATTCCTCTGCCCCGTACGCCGGCTTTGAGCTGGGCGCGGTGTTCAGCCGTGTCAACTTCAACGCCGCGAACTCGACCATCACCGGTGAGTTCAAGAAGCTGCCGGGCATCACCGCCGAAGATCTGACCATCACCGCATACAGTGCGATGAAAGAGAAAGGCGCGCCGTTCTACACGGTCGTCGAGACCGGTGGGCAGGTGGACAACGGCCGGGTGATCAACTCCAAGTCAACCTCCAGCTTTGGCGAGTTCATCGACGACGTGTTCAACCTTGATGGATTCGTCAATGCCCTCCGCGTGAACCTGTACAACGCCCTCGCCAACATCCCGACCAAGTTGAAGCAGACCCCCGATGGCCAGCAGGTGCTCATCGATGCGGCCGCCCAGATCGGCCAGCGCTTCATCGACAACGGCTACCTTGGCGCCCGGCAGTACACCAGCGACGAGACCGGCGAAGAAGTACTGAGCGACGGCTACGAGATCCTCAGCAAGGCTGACGACATTCTCGACCTCACTGACGCCGAGCGCGCTGAGCGCCTGGCTGCCCCAATCATCATGCGCCTGTTCCGTGCCGGCGCCATCCACGCCGTAGACGTCACTGTCAACGTCGACTGAGGAGATCCCGGAATATGTCGCTTAACAACATGTCAGTCGAGAACACGATTCTCGTCATCACCGGGATCGGGGTCCTCAATGACTGGGGCCGCACCGACCCTCCGTTCACCATTGAATGGATCGATGAGAATGGCAACCTGATTCGTGGGCTTGGCGGTAATGGCGTGAGCTTCTACCGCAAGAACCCTGGCCTGCGCGTCACCGTGAACCTGATGCCAGGAAGTCCACAGGCAACCGCATTGCAGGCGATGCTTAACGCCAAAACTGAGCTTTCCGGGTCCTACGCTTCGATTGCAGGCCTGGAGGGCGCGGTGTTCTCAGAAGGCATCTTCACCCGTGGCAAGTCGATGGCACGCGGCGGCCCTGGCCTGAACGACGGCACCTTCATCATGGAATTCAACAAGGCGAAAGTCGTATGACCCAGGCCCAGGACTTCATTCGCAAGATTGAGCATGACGGTGTGACCTACACCTTCGGCATGCCAAGCGCAGAAAAGCAGCGCTCAGTGCTGTTCCGCCTGGGCAAGTACGGGGTGGAGCCACTGATTCGCGGCCTGGCCCAGGCGGAACTGGGCGCAGCCTCTTCGGTGGCCATTGCCGGCCAGATCGTGGGCGTGATGCTGTCGCGAATCCCCGAGGATGACTTCAACTTCATCTGCGACACGATGTTGGGTCAGATGCACATGAACGGCGAGCTGCAGACGATCAACAACTTTTCCGGCCGCCTGAAGACGTACTTCACCCTGGTGGTGTTGGCTCTCGGGAACGTGTTCGAGGATTTTACCGGACTCCTGACCCTCTTCCAGAGCTCTACCGGTTCAACCGACGAGCCCGGGGCGAGTCAGGAGAGCGCCTCAACCCAGCCATCGACTGGGACCTCTGGCGACCCTGCATAGGGATTCCCGGGGTCTGCCCTCCGCTCTGCACGTACAGCCAACTCCAAGACGGCACTTATTCGCTGGGCTGGGTCAAGCGCGCCAACTTGGCGATGGATGAAATGCTGTATGAGCGAAACCTGGCCGAAGAGCGGCGGAGTAACCAGTAATGCGCGTCCTTGAATCATTCCTGATCGCCCTCGGCCTCAAGGTCGATGAGAAGTCCTTCCAGCAGGGGCAGAACGCCTTCACTGGGCTGACCAACTCGGCGCTTAAGCTGGGCGCCGTGCTCGCCTCGAAGCTCGCCATCGACAAGGTGGTCGGGGACTTCAAGGCTGCAGGTACTGAACTGGACAACTTCAACCGGTTGACCGGGCTCAGCACGCAGAATGTGCAGGCTCTGGGCCAGGCCCTGGCCGCTCAGGGCGGGAATGCGCAAGACGCTTTCGCGGCCATGCAAAAGATCCAGGACCTGATGGCATCCCCCATCACCGGGAATGTCAGCTGGTTTGGCGACGTGGCCAAGCTCGGCCTGGACCCTAGCGCCATAATCGGCGCGCAAGACACCGCCGAGGCCCTGGCCAATATTGCCGGGGCTTTCGAGAACATGACTCCGCTGAACCAGCGCCTGGCCGGCCAAGCCTTGGGCTTCGACGAGAGCACCATCCGCCT